TGCAGATTTTTTAGAAGCCGTTCGTGCCACAACCGATGTTAAGCAATTTGAAAGAAAAGTCATACGAGCTAATACAGCTCATCTGTATACGCAAGCCAAGTTTAATTTGCTGCGGGAAGAAAATGAAGGATTTTCCAAGCTGTGCATTGTTTTATCGGAAAATCTTCCACCCACTTTGGAAAGTCTGTGGAGCCCTCCGACTCTTATTAAAGATGAAAATGGAAATGATAAATTTAAAAATGGATACGTCGTCGATTCTTTTGAAAATCAAAACGTCGCAGATTTAGAGGATCCAGATTATAATGCATCTTTAGACTTCTCAGGAAGAATTTTAAGACCTTCACACTATACAAACAACTGTTCGCTAACACTAAATTTAACTAATTCTGGTGGTATTTCAATTAGAAATAGAGTTGTAACACTTCCTTATACTGAACAAGTTTTAATTCAACAACCATATGCATCTCAGGTAGAGAATGTAAATCCATTTAACGTGTTTGCATTTATTGGTGCTATTGAATTAAATCCTTCTAGTGATGACTGGGTAGACACTATTGTGGCCCCAGCATTGGTACAGCAAGTTGAAGGTAACTATTCATCACAAGCTACTAAGATTGGTGCCGACCCCAACACTGGATTGGCTCCACAAGTTTGGAATTCGTGGCAAGAAGATTGGTCTGGTGCTAGTACAACAACTAGTGGCGGACAATGGCAAGGTTGGTTAGGACCTCTTGGAAGATGGATTCCTGTGTATGGTACAAAGACAACTACAACCACTGGTATTATCGAAAGAAGAACAGGTACGCAACAAAGACTCGTTACTAAGTTTGAGCAAAAGAGTCTTGGATCTAGAGTGATTTCAAAGGCTACTATTCCTTGGATTAGATCAAGAAATATTGCGTTTGTTTCAGAAAGACTAAAACCATCTGCACAGTTCTATGGATTCTTTGACAACGTTTCAATCTCTCAATATGTTCTACCAAAATTATTAGAATTAACTAAAGATCCTACTGAGGACGCTGGTACTACTAATACACCATTTACAATCGGTGAAAATATTCTTGGTTATAGAATTACATCTCGCAACTCAACTGGAGGAGCAATTTTCAACCAGAATACTCCAATCTTTAGCAGTAAGGTAATGGCTCCTAATGATGGAATGCGCTTCAATCCTTATACCGATACCGAATTACCAACTACATACTCTTCAACTACACCATATGTAAATATTGATATTGAATCAATGGCATCACAAGCTAATGGTTCTTATTATGGCAATTTAGAAATTGGTTGTATCATCATCGGTCAAACTTCTGGTGCTAGAGCAATCGTAAAGAATAAGAGATTAGTTACTGATAGAAAGGGATCCTTAAAAGGTGTCTTCTTTATTCCTAACGCATCAGATACAACTAATCCTCGTTGGGCTACTGGTACGAGAACATTTGCTTTATCGAATAGTGCGACAAATCAAGTTGGAGTACCTGGTGGAACCAGTATTTCAAATGCAACAACTAACTACAGAGCATCTGGAGTTCTAGAGACTACTCAAGAAACTATCCTATCAATTAGGAATGCTGAAATTGTAACTGATCAATTATTTGAACAGAAAACAACTTCAAGAACAACTCAAGAAACTGTTCAAATTGGTTATTGGGATCCTCTTGCTCAATCGTTTATTGTACAAGAAAGAGGTGGTGCATTCCTCACTGGTGCTGATGTATATTTCAATACAAAAGATACAAACATTCCTGTAAGTGCTCAACTGAGACTTATGGAAAATGGTTCACCAACACCAAAAATTCTACCACTTTCTACAGTAACAGTTTATCCAGAAGATGTAGAAACTTCTGAAAATGCATCTATTCCAACTAGATTTACATTCCCAGCTCCAGTATACGTTAATGATACTGATGAATACTGCTTGGTCATCTTCTCAGACTCTAACGAATATACAGTATGGATTTCTGAAATGGGTAGAGTAGATATTACTGGTGATAGAACTATTTCTGCACAACCTTATGCTGGTGTTCTATTCAAGTCTCAGAACGCATCTACCTGGTCGCCAAACCAATTACAAGACCTTAAGTTCACTATCTACAGAGCAGAGTTTTCAACTTCTCCAGGAAAACTAGCATTGACAAATGCAGTTCTCGGTAGAGGTAATGGTGGTATTATCGCACTGAGAAATAATCCTATCAGAACTAAGAAAGCAGATCTGACTATGACTTTGATGGATGATACCCCAACATTTACTTTGGGTGCCAGAATTTATCAAAAGACAACAAATGCTTCAGCAACAATTCTTGAGATGGATACAACTTCATCACCAAATAAGATTAAGGTTTCCGATATTTCGGGACAGTTTGTTGAAGGTGCTTTAGTTGGTCAAACTGTTACATATGGTTTGGTTAGCAGTCAATCTCTATGTACTCTTTATCTCTCTACTGCTGGTGGAACATTAACAGGAAACTATTCTGTAGGTAAGACAGTGACTGGAGTAACCTCTGGTGTGACTGCAGTGATCACTGGTTGGAATTTGGCCACTGGTCAATTAACATTGAATTATGTTTCAGGATCATTTACCAACGGTGAAGTTGTTAGACAATCTAATCCAACCGTTGATAGCGTTATCCTAACCACACCAGCAGCGCCAGTATATACTGGAGATACAAGAGGTGCGTATGTATTATCCCCACCATCATATGCAAGTACAGAAAAGAAAATTACTGTATTACATTCCAACCATGGAATGCACGATACAACTAATCAAGTAACACTTGCTGGAGTTACTTCAGAAATTAGTCCTACTGTATTGAGATCTTCCATGACGGTAGACGATTTATCTGTACCTGTTGCTGATGCAACAGCGTTCCATAAAGTTATTAATGGTTTACCAGTTGGAACAGATAACCCAGGTTACATCATTATTAATGGTGAGATTATGGCCTATACAGATATTAATACTGAAGGCAATACAATTACACTTAAAACTACTGGTGGCAGAGCAGTAACTGGAGGAACATTAGCACAAGCACACACTGAAGGAGACTATGTATATTGCTATAATTTAGATGGCATTCCTCTTGTAGAGATTAATAAAACACATACATCAATTAGTAATCCAAGTTTAGACAGTTATGAACTAACTGTATCATCAATTTCTACTGTTGGTATTAATGGTGGTGGATCAGATGCAACTGCAACACAAAACGTACAGTTTGAGGCTATTCAACCTTTAATTGGAAATGTCACCGTTAACGGAACAACTTTGACCGCAAGATTAAATACTGTATCTGGTACATCAATCAGTTCAAGTCAAACTGACGAACCATCATTTGTAAATACTGGTGAATTTTTACCCGTTGATATTAATGAAAACAACTATCTATCATCACCAGCAATTATCTTGTCTGGAGCAAATGAGGAGGCTAAACTAGCAGGACAAAAATCTTTAAATATGGAAATTCTATTTGAAACAACAAATAGTAAATTGACGCCAGTCGTAGACTTAGATAGATGTAGTGTTATTACTACCACAAATAGAATTAATAATCCAGATGACTATGAATTGGCACTATTATCCACTGGAGATCCTCATGATGCGACATACATCACAAGAATGATTGCCTTGGATAATCAAATCTCAAGAAGTTTGAAAGTTTACTTTGATGCATGGCGTCAGGGAGGAACTGGATTCAGAGTTCTATATAGATTAGTACCCCCAGGTTTCTCTGGTGATGAGAATACTTTAGGTTGGAATTGGTTTAATGGTGATGGTGGATCTGATAAAGTTGTTCAACCAGAAAATGACGTAGTATTCAGACCTTATGAATATACTGCAACAGGTCTAGAATTTGTGAAGTTCCAAATTAAGATTGATATGTATTCCGATTCGCAAGCTAAAGTTCCACAAATTAAATACTTTAGAGCAATTGCTACAGCATGATATGAATAACCAAAATAGGTTTTGGCCAGTTGAAAACTATCCCGACTTAGTTCGGGATACTGATACTGGTGCTATAATAAATAAGAATAAGACAGGATATGATGCGTATGTAAGTAATTACAATCGTATCAAGAAAGAAAGAGAAGAATTCTTAGAATTGAAAGATGATGTCTCTTCCTTGAAATCCGATATTGATCTTATTAAAAATTTACTGATAAAAATGAACCAGGAGAATTAACTATGACTATTGAAGCGACTAATACTGAAGAACTCCTTTCTTCGTTCCGTGATAGATATCAAAAATTAGTTGAGGAAAATCAACAGTTTTCCCAAAAAATTAAGGAGAATGAAATTCAAGCACTAAAGTTACTGGGAGCAATTGAAACTCTAGAATACTTAGAATCTAGTACAGAACAACCAGTAATAGAAGAAGAATGATAATGAGGGGGTTCGCCCCCTTTTTCTGTTTATAAATACATAAGAGAATCAATAGTATATTAACCAATTTGGGATAATAACCGATGGCAAATAGAATTCAACTAAGAAGAGGTTCCGCTCAGGAATGGTCTAATGTAAACCCAACGTTGGCCATCGGAGAACTTGGTATCGAGATTGATACTGGTCGTATTAAAATTGGTGATGGTGTTACACCATGGAACTCATTAAGATACGAAAGACCTTTAGAATCTGTTGCCAATAGTGCAAATACCCTTGTACAAAGAGATGCTGATGGTAACTTTGCTTGTGGTGCAATTACAGGATCTCTAATTGGTAATGCTTCAACAGCAACTAGACTTGCAAACGTTAGACAAGTTGCTCTTACTGGTGAATTATCTGGTTCGGCAACATTTGATGGATCATCAAACTTAAATATTTCAGCAACTCTTGCATTAGTACCAACACTACCACATTATAATGGGCAAATCACGGCTACTGGTACGTATACAAAAGTAGTTGTTGATGCTAAAGGTAGAGTTATTAATGCATCAAACCCAACTAGTATTGTTGATTATGGTTTAGACGGAACTGTAGAAGGAGTATCAGCACAAGGATTTGATAGAGACTTACAGGGCATTGCAGATCTTTCAACAACTGGTCACATTGTTAGAGTTTCTGATGGTAATATCGTAACTAGAACTGTTACAGGAACTGCGGGTAGAATTTCTGTCGTTAACGGATCTGGTGTTGCAGGAAACCCAACTCTAGATTTAATTAACACCACAATCGTTCCTGGAACATATAATACCCCAACAATTGCTGGTGCAACACAAACATTAAATGCAACTAAGTTTACAGTCGATCAATGGGGTCGATTTACTTATGCTGAAGATTTTCCAATTGCAACTGCAGTAGAAGGTACAACGTCATCTGGATGGGCAACTGGAACCACATATGCAAGATATGATAAGGTTACTAATGGTGGCAGACTTTATCAAGCACTAAATTCTGGAACTTCTGGTGCTACACCTCCAACTCATACCTCTGGAGATGTTTCTGATGGCACAGTATCCTGGAGACATCTAGCATCTGTCACAACACGTCAGAAAGGACTTGCATCCTTCGATCAGGAAGACTTTGATGTAGATGCAAATGGTCATGTTCAGATTGCTCTTGCTGGTGTAGATAATACTCAACTCCAAAACAATCAAATTCGTTTTGCCGATGGTAATTCGTATACTGCTTACGAGCTTGATAATGAGCTCACTGCTTCTACTGGGTATCGTGGTATCACAACCATCAACGATCTCTCAGTTAATAATACTAGTGGTAGCCCTCTTCTTAAGTGTCTTGCTGCCGACGACAATGTAGATATTAATACTACAACTTCTACAATCTTCTCTGATATTACTCTCGATAAGACTAGCACTGCAATTCAAACTATTAATCGTGCTGGTTCATTAACTCTATTAATGAATGCAAATACAGCATCCAATAGATTCCTTCGTTTAACTGCTAATAATGCTGGATCTGGTGATGCCAAGATTGAAGTTACTGCTGATGAATCAATTGATATTACTTCAACCAATACAACCATCTCTCTTGCAGCTGCACAACAGATTTCCCTAATCTCTTCTGGTGCTGATGTTCGTGTTGAAGATTTCTACTTTGCAAATAACGTACTAAGTTCAACTAATTCCACTATCGTTCTCGATCCTGCTGGTATTGGAGATGATACTGGTACGGTTCAAATAAAAGGTAATCTACAAGTTGATGGCACAACTACAACTGTTAACTCTACAACAATTACTATTGATGATGTCATCTTAACTCTTGGCGGAGATCAAACGCCAACTACAGACGATAATAAAGATCGTGGTATTGAGTTCAAATATTACGATACTCAAGCACGTTTAGGTTTCTATGGATGGGATGATTCATACACAACTCTAGCAGGTACAACTGGCGGTTATCGTTTCCTCTATAATGCAACAAATACTTCTGAAGTCTTTACTGGTACTGATGCTGGTCTTATTGCTGGCAACCTTGCCCTCAGTAGTAACGTTGGTTCAACTAGTACATCCACAGGCACTCTGGTAGTCACAGGAGGCGCTGGAATCAGTCAGAACCTCTGGGTGGGTGGAACTGCGAACGTTGCTGGTAACACCACCTTACAGGGCACTCTAGGCGTCACTAACCTAGCTACATTCAACAATGGTGTAACAATTGCTGGTAGCACAACTGCAGCAACAGAATATTTCAGAATTACAGATGGTGCTGGTACTCCAGTAACTAAGTTTTTAGTAGATACTGCAAGCGGTAACACAACGATTGAAGGTACTGTAACTGTTACAGATAACGTAACTTTTAATAAGAATCTAACCGTTGTTGGTTCTAATACAGCAGCAACAGAATACTTCAAGGTACAAAATGCTTCGGCCGCTGACAGATTTGTTGTTGATAGTTCATCAGGTAATACAACAATTTCAGGAACTTTAGGTGTAACTAATGCAACAACTTTGAGTTCTAGTCTAGGTGTAACTGGTGCAACCACTTTGACAGGTAATTTAACAACTCAATCTGGATCATATGTTTATATTCAAAATGTAGATGCTCCAACGGTAGTTACAGACGGTAGCAATAATTATGTAATTAGTGGTAGTGATTATGGTGCTTTTAGATCAGATGGCGGTGGGTATTTTGGTCAAACAGTTCTTTTTGCTAGCGATATCTATGTAAATGGTGCAGTTAATGTTAAGGACTCTGGTTCTGGTGGTACTGCATCAAACGTAAACTCTCTATCTGTACGTTATTTTACAACTCTTGGATCGACAATTTCATTTACTCCATCATATGCAACAGATACCTCATCAAACTTAAGAGTTACTGGTGGTGCTGGTATTGGTACAACCCTTCATATTGGTGGCACTGGAGCAAACGAAGGATTGTATGTCGGTAAAAAAATAAATTCAGATACTGCAAAGTTTAGTGTTCTTGGTGCTTCGGGAAATACTTCTATTAGTGGTACTTTAGGTGTTGCTGGTATAACTTCAATAACAAATAACACAAATTCAACAGCTACTAACAATGGCGCTTTAGTAGTAACTGGTGGTGTTGGAATTGGAAATGAGTTGAGAGTTGCTGGCAATACGACGCTAACTGCAGATTTGGCGGTAAATGGTGGAGATCTAACAACTAATCAATCAACATTTAATTTACTTGCTTCACCAACCACAGTAAATATTGCTGCTGCTGGTACAACAGTTCAAATTGGAGCTGCAACTGGTACAACAACAGTTAGAAATAATCTAACCATTGGAGGAAATCTGACAGTTAGTGGTTCAACCACGTATGTAAATTCTACAGTAACAACTATTAAAGATCCAGTTATTACTTTGGGTGGATCTGATAGTGGTGGTAATGCAACTTCAGATGACAATAAAGATCGTGGTATCGAATTTAAGTACTTTGATGTATCAGCAAAGACTGGATTCTTTGGTTGGGATGACTCATCATCTGGTTATCGTTTCTTAGAAAATGCTACAAATACTTCAGAGGTATTCTCTGGAACCGATGCAGTTTTGTATGCTGGTTCACTTAACTTATCAAAAGCCGGAACTGCTTTAAGTGTAACAAATAATGCTTCTATTGGTGGTACATTAGGCGTAACAGGAACATCAACTTTTACTGGCCTATTAACAGCAGACGGTGGTGCTGATATTAAAAACGTTCAGATCGCTGTTACTGCAGTTAATGAAATTGATACTATTGTTGGTAATTTAATCCTTGATTCTGCTGGTGGTACAGTTCAAATTGATGATGCATGTACTATTACTGGATTACTCACAGCAACTGCTGGTGGAGATGCAGTATTAACAGCAAGAGATGCTAGAAAGTGGACAACTGCCAGAACACTAACCGTTAGTGGAGATATGACTGGTAGTGCCACATTTGATGGTTCTGCAGCAATTGGACTAGCAATTACATTAAACAATACTGTAACTGCTGGCACATATAGATCAGTTACAGTAGATGCTAAAGGTAGAGTTACTGCAGGAACAAATCCAACAACTATTGCTGGATATGGATTAACTGATGCTCAACCTCTCGATAGCGATCTAACTGCAATTTCAAATCTAACTACTACTGGATTTATTTCCAGAACTGCAACTGGAACTGCGGCCACTAGAACTATTACGGTCGCGGGAACTGGTATTTCCATTACTAATGCTGATGGTATATCTGGTAACCCAGAAATCTCATTGAATTCAAACTCGGCAAATAATCCAAACACGATTGTTGCAAGAAATGCATCTGGTAACTTCTCTGCAGGTACAATTACCGCTGCTCTTTCTGGTAATGCAACTACAGCAACTACTCTTGAAACAGCAAGAACGATTGGTATTTCAGGAGATGGTACTGGTACAGCTCAATCATTTAATGGTTCTGCCAACATCACAATTCCATTTACTCTAGCAAACTCAGGTGTAACTGCAGGTACATATACTAAAGTAACTGTAAATGCTAAAGGACTGATAACTGGTGGTGCTACTGCATCATCCGATGATTTGACTGCAGGATCAACAAATCTATTCTTCACTGATGAAAGAGCGCAAGATGCAGTAGCAACTGCACTAACAACAAACGCTACTCATAGTGGAATAACTGTTGCATATAATGATGCCTCTAATGCAATTAACATCACTAGGTCAGAATTAACATACGGATCATCAACTTACAGTGGAAATGGATCTACTGTAGCATTCGTTGCTGATCCTGGAAGATCTGCTTTGAATATGCTAGCAATAGTTGGCGGACTAATTCAAACTCCTTCAACAGAATATAATTATTTCGATCAAGTAGTTCTTAGTGGAGTAGGAGGACATGCTGGTGAATCAACTATAACAGTATCATCTACTGTTGGATTAACGACTGGTCAACCAGTATCAGGAACAGGTATTGGATCTGGAGCAAGAATTAATTCTATTAGTTCAAATACTTTGACTTTATCAGTGGCAAATACTACTGGTGCTGGTCAATTATTAAGAGCAGCGATTGCAACAATTTCTACCTATAATGGACCAAATGTTCCTGGTACAAATGGCCAAGTTTATACTGGAGTTGCTGCAACTGGAGGAACTGGATCTGGAGCAACCTTCACTGTTACTAGAGGTGCAGCTGGAGCAATTACAAGTTTGGTACTTGCAAGTGGTGGAAAAGATTATGCTGCAGGACAAGTGTTAGCAATTGATGGTGCTCTTGTTGGTGGTACATCTGGTACAGATAATATCTCAGTTACTATTGGTACAACTACAACTACTACAACAACAGCAACATTTAGTGCTATTGTAAAATTCGTCACGGCTCCTCCTAGTGGATCTAGCAATGTCTCAATCCGTTACCTACCTCTATAATCAACATGTCAACATCCCAACCAGCAACTAGAGCAGAATTCAAAGCATGGTGTCTAAGAAGACTTGGATATCCTGCTGTCGATGTAAATGTTTGTGATGAGCAATTAGAAGATCTCATTGATGAAGCAGTCAATCACTTTCAAGAATTCCATTATGAAGGATCATATAGATCTTTAATAAAGATTGAAGTTACCCAAAATATGAAAAGTGCTGCGACTAGTTCTTCATCTATTACAGGAACTTCTTGGTTAGAAGCAAATCCTTATGTCGAACTACCTCCTGCAGTTCTTGGAATTGACAATGTATATACTCAGGTTAGTTCATCATCAACTATCCCTGGTAATATCTTTAACATTAAATATCAGCTGTTCTTGAATGACATCTACGCATTCACCAATAATCAGATTCTGCATTATTATATGGTTCAAAATTATTTGGAGACCTTAGATTGGGTTACTAACTCAAGACTATATAAGAGATTGAGATATACATCAAGTACAAATAAGTTGTATGTGGATATTGATTGGTCTGAACTAGGTGTTGGTGAATATATTGTTGTGGATTGTACTATGGGAGCAGATCCAACTCTATATCCAAAGATTTGGAACGAGCACTGGTTAAAAGATTATGCTACTGCACTATTTAAAGAGCAGTGGGGACAAAACCTAAGCAAGTATGATGGAATTCAAATGCTTGGTGGAGTTACTCTAAATGGAAGAAAAATTTTAGAAGAGGCAAGAGACGATTTAAAAAATCTCAAAGAAGAATTGAGAACTACGTTTGAACTACCACCAATGGATTTAATCGGTTAATCCTATGTCACACACAGCATCATCCTGCACTCAAAGTCCAGATCCAGCTCCTAGTTGTCGTTTAAGACTAAATGGTACTAACGCAGAGCAAAATCTTCTTAATGATTTGATTACAGAATCAATTGATATTTACGGACAGGACGTTTACTATATCCCAAGAACATTAGTCAAAGAAGATATTCTCTTTACTGAGGATACAATGTCTACATTTAATGGTGCATATTTAATTAGGGCATATTGCAATACTGTGGATGGATGGGAAGGACAGGGAGATTTACTAAGCAAGTTTGGAATCCGTATCGAAGATAAAACTACATTTGTAGTTTCCCGAAGAAGATTTCAATCTGCTGTTGATACTTCTGCAGATCTAATTGTTGATGGTAGACCAAATGAAGGAGATCTTATTTGGACTCCATGGGCCAGTAGTTTATATCAAATTACCTTTGTCGAGCACGAAAAACCTTTCTATCAACTAGGCAAGGGATATGTTTGGGAAATCAAGTGCGAACTATTTGAGTATAGTCATGAAGATCTTAATACTGGTATAGTAGAAGTTGATAATATTGAAGATGCAGAAAGTTATAGTTTAGATTTAACTTTTGCTGCAGGTGGTACAGGAAATTATACTGTTGGAGAAGTTGTCACTGGAGGAACATCTGGTGCAACTGGAGAGGTTGTTTCTTGGAATCCAACGACAAGATCACTACGACTAAATAATCTAACAGGAGCATTTAAAGACAACGAAAATGTTGTTGGTGCAACCTCTGGTACTTCTAGAACTATTAATATTCTAGATTCATATAATATGGGAGAAATTGAAGGAGCACAGAATAAATACTTTGAAGTTAAAGGAGATCTTATTCTTGACTTTACTGAAGCCAATCCATTTGGTGAGATTGGAGATATGGGAGACAAATTCTAATGTTAGGTACTTACGTTTATCACGAAGTTTTTAAAAAAACCATTATTGGTTTTGGAACTTTATTTAATAATATTCAACTAAGGAGAGTTACTGAAGGTACAACTGAAGTAATGAAAGTTCCTCTTGCTTATGGTCCAGCTGAAAAATTCCTAGCAAGATTAAGACAGACTCCAGATCCCACTCAACAAAAAATTCAAATCACTCTTCCTAGAATTGCATTTGAGATGGATACAATCTCATATGATTCTGAAAGAAAAGTTGCTCCTACTCAAACCATAAAGTTTAAAAATGCAACTGCTCAAGATGGAGTATCTACTGCATTTATGCCAGTACCTTATAACCTAGGATTTACTCTCAGTGTAATTTCAAAAAATCAAGATGATGCTTTACAAATTGTAGAGCAGATTCTACCATACTTTCAACCATCGTACAACTTTACAGTTGAGATGGTTCCGTCAATTGGAGAAACTAAAGATATTATTGTAAACTTAGATAGCGTTAGTTTTGAAGATGATTATGAAGGAGATATTGATCAGAGAAGAGCGTTGATTTATACCTTTAAATTTACTGCAAAGACATATTTATATGGACCAGTAAGAGAACCATCGGTCATCAGAAAAACTATTGTGGATACTTATACTTCAATCGATACAGTAAATGCCCCAAGAGTTCAACGATACACTGTACAACCAGATCCATTAAATGCAGAGGCAGATGATAATTTTGGATTTAATGAAGTGTTCAGTAACTTCACCGATATACAAAAATGGAATCCCGAAACAGGAGTTGATGAACCGATATGAGTACTTATGATGGACTAGACCAAGTTTTTGATGTGGAACCAACTGAGATTATTGAATCGCCAAAGGAAGTTCCATCGTCACAAAAACCAGAAATACAACAAGATTATGAAGTAACTAGAGCACAGTTGCACAATCTTGTCATGAAAGGTCAAGAAGCCATTGATGGTATTCTTGATGTTGCCAGAAGTTCAGATCACCCAAGAGCATATGAGGTTGCTGGACAATTAATTAAAAACGTTGCTGATGTTGCTGACAAATTGATCGACCTTCAGAAAAAAATGAAAGATATCGATGAGAAACCTAGATCAAGTCCTACTACAGTTAATAATACTATGTTTGTTGGATCAACATCAGAGTTGGCAAAGATCCTCAAGCAAAACTCAAAGGAAACTAAATAAAACATAGGAAAGAATTATTTTCGGAGTTAAGCATGTCCGTTTTAAAAGTTGTACAAAATATTGCAGCAGTATCTTGCACTGGTGGTGCTGCTGCTCAGTCTTCTGCAGTTATTGTGAAGAGTGGAATTTATCGTTTTACTGCAGATGCTAGTGATGCTATTCACGTTGCTTGGGGCGGAAACCCAACGGCAGTAGCAGGAAACGATTTTCATGTTCCCAAGGAATCATCTGAACTTGTAAAAGCTGCAACACCAAAAAAAGCAACAATTACATCAATTACTAAAGGTTCTTCTAATACTGTAATCACAATGAGAGAAGATGGAAGAACACCATCACATCCATTTGAAGTTGGTGATTATATTACTTGCACAGGTTCTTCTGTTGCTGCATACAATAGTGGTATTGCACATCTAGCGATTACTGCAGTCACCGACACAACTGTAACTGTTGCATTAAATTCTTCAGGTTATGCAGCATTTACTGGAACTGCAACTTTAAATAACTCAATTAAGTTTTCAGTAAAACCTGATGGAAATGGTGCTGCAGTTGGACACATCACAGAAGTTCAAATCGTTGGGGGTTGAGATGTTAGACGAAAACGTATCTACTGGCGGTGCTCGTAGAGCACGATTCGGTGGCATTAAACAGAGAATAGGTTCTTCAGAAGTTATCTCTAATAGAGATATACAAAAGCAACATGATGATCATGCCACTAAGAAGAAGTCTGCTGGAGATGAAGCTCATGCTGCTGCAACAAAGGCAGGTAAAAGTCCTATGGAAGCAGAGACAGCAAGAAATAGAGCACACAGAGAATATGAAAAGGCACAGAAAAAACTCAGAGAAGCACAAGACCATGAAGTATCGATGGCACAAGCTCAACTGAAAAATGCCAAAGATAATATTACCAAAATTCAAAAGAAACTAGGTAAGAAAGAGAAAAATATTCCTGCTTGGGTTCAAGCAAAGATTACAGATACCGAACATAATACTTCGGCTGCTGCTACGCATGAACAAAAAACATATACACAATTCTGTGAGGTTGCTGCATGGCAACGTTCTGCGGGAAAGAATAAAGAAGGTGGACTTAACGAAAAAGGACGCAAATCTTACGAAGCAGAAAATCCTGGATCTGACCTTAAAGCACCTAGCAAGAAGGTTGGAAATCCCCGCAGGGCATCGTTCTGCGCTAGAATGAAGGGAATGAAGTCAAAACTAACTTCAAAGAAAACTGCAAATGATCCAGATTCTCGCATAAATAAGTCGTTACGTGCGTGGAACTGCTGATGTCTAAGTCAAAGAATAAGGGCAGCAATAACTCTGCTAAGAAACCAAAACAGAATCAGGGAAACGCAACTGCTAAGAAAGCAAAGAACGGCGGAAAGAAAAAATAATGAAAGATCCTTATATTTACCGTGTCCGACAAGTACATAAAGTTGTCGATGGAGATACTATCGACGTTGATATTGATTTGGGCTTTGATGTCTCTCTTGCTAAGAGAGTACGTCTGGCTGGTGTTGATACCCCAGAGAGTCGCACGAAAGATGAGATTGAAAAGAAACTCGGATTGGAATCGAAAGAATGGTTGAAGAACAGATTGCAATTTGCTAAGAATATCATTATTAAAACAGAACTTCCAGATAGCACAGAAAAGTATGGAAGAATTTTAGGATGGCTATATATTAATGATGAAACTGCATCTCTAAATGAGCAAATGATCCAAGAGGGTTATGCTTGGTCTTATCTAGGAGATACCAAAGTCAAAGACTTTGCACTGCTAGAAGCAAGACGTAAAGGTGATGTAGATAAGCGTAATTTTGTATGAACGTTAACGACATTTATCTTGGTAATCCTAACCTAAAAAAAGCAAACGTAGCAGTTGAATTTACACAAGAACAGATTGAAGAATTTATCAAGTGTAGTCAAGACCCACTCTACTTTGCAAAAAATTATGTAAAAATTGTTTCACTCGACGAAGGTTTAATCCCATTTGAAATGTGGGATTTCCAAGAAGAGTTAATTACAAATTTTCATAATAATAGATTTAATATTGCAAAGCTACCTAGACAGACAGGGAAATCAACAACTTGTGTTTCCTATCTGATGCACTATGCATTATTTAATGATAATGTTAAAATTGCGATCCTAGCAAACAAGGCAGAAACGTCAAGAGAACTTCTGTCTCGTTTGCAGTTATCTTATGAAAATCTTCCTAAGTGGATGCAACATGGTATTGTATCTTGGAACAAAGGATCTCTAGAGTTAGAGAACGGTTCTAAGATTATTGCTGCATCTACGTCTTCTAGTGCAGTCCGAGGAAACTCATTCAATATCATCTTCCTGGACGAGTTTGCGTTCATTCCAAATAACATTGCTGAACAGTTCTTCAGTTCAGTATATCCTACCATTTCTTCAGGTAAGACAACCAAAGTTATTATCATTTCGACACCAAACGGAATGAACATGTTCTATAAACTTTGGCATGATGCTGAACGTAAAAAGAACAGTTACATTCCTTTGGAAGTTCACTGGTCTCAAGTTCCTGGCCGTGATGCTAAGTGGAAAGAAGAAACGATTGCTAATACATCTCTAAGACAATTCACACAAGAGTTTGAGTGTGAGTTCCTAGGGTCTGTTGATACATTAATCAACCCAGCAAAACTAAGGAATATGGTTTACGAAGATGCAATCACTTCAAACAAAGGATTGGATATTTATGAAGAGGCAAAACCAGATCATCAATATATCTTGACTGTTGATACTTCAAGAGGAACTAGTCAAGATTACTCAGCATTTATCATTGTTGACATTACAACCATACCTTATAATATTGTCGGTAAATACAAGAACAACGACATCAAACCAATTCTCTTACCAAATATTATTCATGATGTTGCCAAAAATTATAATCAAGCATATATTTTAATTGAAGTCAATGATATTGGAGCACAGGTTGCTGATATTCTACAGTATGATCTTGAATATGACAACCTATTAATGTGTGCGATGAGAGGTCGCGCTGGCCAGATTGTAGGATCTGGTTTTAGCGGAAAGAAGGCTTCGCTTGGAGTTCGTATGACCTCTGCTGTTAAAAAAGTTGGTTGCTCTAACCTGAAAGCACTGATAGAAGAAGATAAACTTATCGTAAAAGATTACGATATTATTAGTGAACTTACAACATTTATTCAGAAGGGCAATTCATTTGAAGCAGAAGAAGGGTGTAATGATGACTTAGCAATGTCTCTTGTTATATTTTCTTGGCTTGCAATGCAACCATATTTTAGGGAAATGACGAATAATGATGTTCGTCAAAGAATATATGATGATCAAAGAGAAGCAATTGAAGCAGATATGGCTCCATTCGGATTTATTTTGGATGGTACGGAAGATGAAAGTTTTGTAGATGTAGATGGTGATCGGTGGCATCTAGATGAATATGGAGATGCAGCATACATGTGGGAGTATAGATAATGGATATTGATCAACAAATAACATTAGAACACTTATTGTTTGTTGATCGACAATGTAGGTCTTGTAAAATCACTAAAAATCTATTGAGTGATTTTTACTTAACTAGAAAAAACAGAGGATCATATCCTTCATCATATTCATATGAATGTAAGGAATGCACAATTAAAAGAATTATGTTGAGTAGAAAACATGACATCCATACAGAGTGGCAATACCCAGATTGGTAATACAGTGTTCATGCGTAGTTTCCCCAATGTAAAAATAGCAAATTATAAATATTTGTAGAATCCAACCCTTAGGAAATAGTCACATGGCATTAAGTCAATTTTCCCCAGGTGTAGTTATCAGAGAAATTGATAACACAACTGTAACCACAGTATCAAATCCCACTTTTGGTGCTATCGTTGGACCTTTCGCAAAAGGCCCAGTAGAAGAAGTAAGAATTATTGGTTCGGAACAAGATCTAGAAAGAACTTTTGGAAGACCAAATGATAGTAACTATGAGTACTGGTTCTCAGCCGCTCAATATTTACTATATGGCGGTGCAATCAAAGTAGTAAGAACAGATGGCGCTGCTCTAAAAAATGCTGTTTCAAATGGAACTGCAGTAAAAATTCGCAATCAGAATGATTACGAAACCAATTATCAGAGTGGTTCAACTCCATGGTATTTTGCAGCTAGAACTCCTGGAGAGTATGCAAACGGAGTTAGAATTTATTTAACAGACGCAGGTCCTGACCAAATCCTTACACTTGATGCACCTTCGTCAGGTAACGAATTCCAATTTGTTCCTGGAGATGCAGTAACAGCTGCAACTGGTGCTGCAGGTAAAGTTTATAGATACTCACTAAAAGTTACTCTTGCTGATGGTGTTGTTGGTAACTTTGCTCCTGGTGCTGCAGTAATCGGTGGTGACGGTTGCACAGTTCTAGCATGGGACGCTGCTAACAGAGTTCTTGAAGTTTCACTTGATTCAGATTACATTGGTATTGTAGTATCTGCTGATACTGTAACTCAGTCAGCAACTGGTGCTTCAGGTGTAGTTGCAACAGGAAATGGATCTGTAAAGAGAGAACTATTAGTTGCCCTTAACAAAAATTCAATTGAATTTGCAACTGGTAACGATGTCAATGATGACAATAGCGTATCTTGCAATATCGGATCTGTACAAAGAGAATATCTAACCAGAGAAGTATTTCCTGGTCTAAGATGGTCAAGCATCGGTACTCGTCCTGGTACTTCACCATTTGTATCTGGTAAAAATGGTTATAGAGATGAACTTCATGTAGTTGTTGTAGACTCCCTAGGAAAAATTACTGGTACTCCAAACACTATCCTAGAGAAGTTTGTTGGTCTTTCAAAAGCATCTGATGCTAAGACCACAAATGGTGAAGTTAATTACTACAAGGCTGCGCTTGCTAATAGATCAGCTTATGTCTATGTTGGTGATCACAACTCAGCAGATACCTTTACCGTTGGTGCTGGTGCATCTGATGGTGACTGGGGTCAGGCTGCTGCAAACGTAAGTTTCGATCTTGTTCAAGGTTCAAGCGTAACCGATGCTGTTAATGGTTCGGTATACATCGGATCAAATGAAGGACCTACTGTTCAGCACGTACTTGCTGGTGGTATCTCGGCATATGCTCCATCTAACCCAGAATATATCGGTGCTCTAAATCTATTCTCAGATCCAGAAACACAAGATATCGATTTCATTATTCCTGGTGCTATGGGAGCAAGTCAAACTGAAGGTCTTGCAAGAGTTGCAGCAATTGTAAATCTAATCGAGTCAAGAAAAGATTGCATGGCATTCTTCTCGCCACTCAGAGAACTTGTAGTTGGTTTAACCGATACCAACATAGTTACAACAAACCTAGTTAACTGGTTCTCCAAACTTCCAAGCACATCATATGCTGCTTTTGATACTGGATACAAGTACATCTATGACAGATACAACGATACTTTCCGTTATATTCCATGCAATGCTGACATGGCTGGCCTCTGCTTAACCACACAAATTAATGCAGATCCTTGGTTCTCGCCTGCTGGATTCCAGAGAGGTGTATTGAGAAATGCAATTCGTCTTGCATATTCACCAAACAAGGCACAAAGAGATCAACTATATGTTGAGAGAGTAAACCCAATCGTTGCTTTCCCTGGTCAAGGTATTGTTCTTTTCGGAGACAAGACTGCTCTAGGTTATCAGTCAGCATTTGATAGAATTAACGTTCGTCGTCTCTTCCTAGTTGTTGAAAAATCAGTTGCTAGAGCAGCACAAAATGTACTGTTCCAACAGAACGATGATACTTCAAGATCTGGATTCCTCAATACTGTTGAACCATATCTAAGAAATATTCAAGGAAGAAGAGGTCTAACCGATTTCCTCGTTAAGTGTGATACTTCAAACAATCCACCTGACGCAGTTGATAGAGGCGAGTTCTATGCTGAGATCTATCTCAAGCCAACTAGAACTATTAATTACATTTCTATTTCCTTCATCGCAACAAGAACTGGTGTTGCATTTGAAGAGATTGCTTCGTAAACAGTTTCTGTAGATCACGCAAATAACGGAGGATAACTCAAATGTCACAGAACAACAGGGCCAAGATCACAACCTTTAAGGCCAATTCACAACTAGACTACGCAAGACCCAATCTATTCCAAGTGGATATTGATTGGCCTGCTGCTCTTGTTTCGATCCTAACATCAGGTGCAGGAAACACAGGTACACAATCACAGGTGTTCACCGCTGCTGCTCTTGCTGCACCTTCAGCATCAACCACCGCTTCTGGTGGCACTGATGGTGCAAGAAGACTTGGTGCATTCACAATTAAGGCTGCTCAAATTCCAGCATCGACTGTTGGAGTTATTGAAGTTCCTTTCCGTGGAAGAATGCTCAAGATTGCTGGTGATAGAACCTTTGAACCATGGACCATCACCATTCATAACGACACCACATTTATTCTAAGATCATACTTTGAAAAGTGGATGGAAGCAATTCAACTCTATGATGAAAATGCTACCGAGTTTGACTATGGTGAGTTCCCATCAGGAGATCCACAATACCTCAAGTACATGGCTCCTATGCGTGTAACTCAACTAGATAGAAGAGGAAATGCAGTAAGATCATACGACTTCGTTGACGTATGGCCTTCAAACATTTCAGCAATTGATCTTGATTATGGTTCAAACGATGCTATCGAAGAGTACACTGTTGAACTACAAGTTCAGTACTGGAGACCTCTAAGTATTGGTGGAAGTTCTACTGGATCTGCAAGTTCTACTGCAGCGACATTGATCGAATTAGAATAGTGATAAATAGTATCGGACTAATCTTCGATACTATAAAATGTCTCAATTATTTGGATACTCCATTGAGAGAGCAAAGAAGGTTCCGAAAGGGCCTTCTTTTGTGCAGAAAGACAATCAAGACGGAGCAACTCCCATCGTTGCTGGCGGTCACTACGGTTATTATGTTGACATTGATGGAACCGTCAAAAACGAGTGGGAGTTAATTACTCGTTATAGAGACATGATTCTACAACCAGAGTGCGACTCTGCTGTAGATGATGTTGTTAATGAAACTATTTGTGGAAATTATAATGATGTTCCCGTTGAAATTAATTTAGAAAATATAAAGGGTGTTAGTGAGAAAGTTAAAAAATTAATTCGTGAAGAGTTTGATTATGTTCTAGAACTCTTAGATTTTGAAAATAAATCTTATGAGATTTTCCGTCGCTGGTATGTTGATGGAAGACTTTTTTATCATAAAATTATTGACCCCAAAGATCCTGGTGAGGGTATCATCGAACTTCGTTACGTAGATCCAAGGAAGATCCGTAAAGTTGTAGAGATTGAAAATAGACCAGAAAGAATAGATCCAGAAAATCCATCTAATGCATTTATGCAAAAGACGGTTGAGTATTTTATCTACAACGGAAAAGGACTCAAAGCTGGTGATGTTCAAGGTATTAAAATTGCTCCAGATGCAATTACTTTTGTGCATTCTGGTATCTTTGATATGAATAAAAATATGGTGCTTTCGCATCTACACAAAGCAATCAAAGCAGTTAATCAGTTGAGAATGATCGAAGACTCACTGGTTATCTACAGATTGTCAAGAGCACCAGAACGTAGAATTTTCTACATTGATGTAGGCAACCTACCTAAGATCAAAGCAGAGCAATACCTTCGTGAGGTTATGTCTCGCTACAGAAACAAGATGCATCAACTGGAGAAATTCGTGATGATAAGAAATTCATGGCGATGCTTGAGGACTTCTGGTTGCCTCGTCGTGAAGGTGGTAGAGGAACTGAAATCTCTACACTTCCTGGTGGACAAAATCTTGGGGAAATTACAGATATTGAATATTTTAAGAAGAAACTATATCGTTCACTAAATGTCCCTCCCTCAAGAATGGATGGTGAAGGTGGATTTAACTTAGGACGTTCATCAGAAATTCTTCGAGATGAAGTTAAGTTCAGTAAGTTTGTTTCAAGACTGAGAAAGAGATTTTCATACATGTTTAGTGATATGCTCAAAACTCAATTGATTCTTAAAAATATTATCACCCCCAAAGACTGGGATGTAATGTCTGAGCACATTCAGTATGATTTCCTTTATGACAATCATTTTGCTGAACTTAAGGATGCCGAACTTTTAAACGAAAGATTGAATATGGTTCAAGTTGCAGAACCATATGTTGGGAAATATTTCTCTCAAGATTACGTAAGAAGAAAGATTCTAAGACAAACTGATACTGAAATTTTAGAGCAAGATGTGCTAATTAAAAAAGAAATCGAGAATGGTGTAATTCCAGACCCAAATCAACCGGTCGATCCTCAAACTGGATTACCTCTGGATCAAACATCACAAATGGATTTGGGGAAACCAGTAATGGAACCCGATTTGCAATCTCAATCAAAAGATGTAATGGCACCAGGTAAACCAGTAGAAATGCCCAAGGGTGGCGAAATATAAATAAAAACGACTAACAGTTGGACTTATAACAATGGATGATTTACTAGATATGATTGCTTCTGACGAATCACCTTCTCAAATTAGTGATAAGATTAAAGATCTTTTATTCACTAAGTCAGCAGAAAAAGTTGATGGATTTCGCCCAGAAGTAGCGAATTCAATGTTCAATAACGAAACATCGGAAGAAGAATGAAGTCCTTTAAGCAGTTCATCTCAGAGTCTGTAAATATTTCTGGAGATTTTAACGGAAATCTTTATATTAATTCTTCTCAACCAGAAGTACAATCAGTTGGTGAAGAATATATCGCAGATGTATTGTGGAATGGAAGTCTTTATAGGATGGAATTAACCAGCAAAACTGGTATTCCGTCTAAGCAATCTTTAGGTGAACAATTGCAAGCAGAGTATCCAGGTGCAATTGTTCATCAAATTTATCCAATAAAGATATCATCCTTCAAAATTAGAATGGATTTAATTTATGGCAATTTGGAATATAACAACTCAAGATTATCTAAATCAAGAGAGAAGTTTATTTGAAGTATTTGCGCAAGCAGATCGATATGGAAATATTTTTGATCCGCTTGGTCAGGGATTTTCTGGAGATCTTTTTGGTCGCTTAAAAGTTTCCAACCCTTTTACACTTTTTGATTCAACTCACAGATACACTCAAGATGGGGATTTTGATGATGTAATTATTGGTTCTGGATCTACGGTTGGAATTATTACGTATCAAAGTGCCGCAACTCTTGGTATAGGAACACAGCAGGATGTTCTATTGTAAGAGAAAGTAAAAGAGTATTTTCATATCAGCCAGGAAAAGCATTACAGGTTATTTAGACATTTGTAATGTCCCCAAAAAAACCAAATTTAACTCAAAGAGTTGGATATGGATCGTCGGAAAATGGGGTTTTTCTAGAGCAAAGAACCGATGCTACTGGAATTACGACAATTTCTTGGGTAATGAAAACTCAAAGATCTGGAATTACAACTGAAATTAGAGTTCCACAGTCGGAATGGAATATTGATAGGTATGATGGGGTTGGAGTAGGGACAACA